ATTTTTTCTGCGGCAGGTTCAATAACTTCTTCTTCAACGAAAGGTAAAGCAACATCTTTAACATTTTTTCCTGCTTCAATTAACATTGGTATATCCATCGCAAAACCAATTCCTCCTGTTGTTGCACCAAAAGCACCTTTACTTACAAGCGAAGCCACAGCCGCCAAAGCAGCCTTTGCTTTTGTAGGGTTAGTTTTAAACAGTTTATCTATTTGAGCCAAAGCAAAATCTAGGTTTAACTGTTGAGCTTTGTTTAAAGTATTTTTAGCCGTCTCTCTAATTTGCGTATATATTTTTGATTGTGTCTTTGGTTTATCTACTCCAGTCGCTGATCCTCTTGTCTCAAATATAAAATCAAAATTCTTAGCAAGATATTTATTTTCAAATGCTTTTGAAATTTTAGGTATTCCATTTTTACCAATGGTAATTACGTTTTTGTATTTTGGATTAACAACAAATTTATTGCCTTTTTTTGTTACACCTTTTGACAAAATATCTTTTCTCATCTGCTCAGCGTATTCAGTCAAAAAGCCTGAACTTTTTATTAATTTAATTTGATTATCATTAAGACCTTTTAGTGCCGTGTTTCGATATTTTTTCATCGCTTTATTGTAGCCATCAAAATCGTCAAGATAGTCGTTTATGTCAGGGACATTTTTTATTGCATTAATCTGTGCAGTTTTTATGCCACCTTTTTCAAATACTTCAAATATCTCTGGACCCATTTGACGTTTGACATCTGATTTTGAAATAATATTTTTTATTCTTGATGTGTCTCTTTCAACAATTGTATCATCGGCAGTATTAAGTGCATCAATAACACTTCCCATAGTTTGTGTAGACGATGCTAATTTTGGTTTATTTTTTAATTTTTCTACCATCTGACCAAGCAAAGGATCACCGCCTTTTTCCAAATGAACTATTCCACCATCTTTTTTTACTACTTTTGGTCCAACGCCAAAATCTTTTAAAAGTTTTAAAACATCAGAATCTGTTAAATCACTTATCGTTTGTATTGTTGACGGGTGTAAATCTTTTGGATTGAAATAACCTTTATCTATCATTTTATCTAATAAAAGTTGTTTTAAAGGATTGTCAAATTTTTCGTCCATTAATAATAATTCCTCATATAGTGCATGTCACGTGGTTCATCTTCAAAGTCACTTGGTAAATTAACAAAGTTACCTTGTCGAAATCGCAAGACAGCTTGTGTCATGCTATCCACTAAATCATCATGATCACCATAAGGGAAAGCTGCGCATTCTTCAATCATTTCTTCTGCCCATCTTCTTTCAGGTATATACACCTTTCCTGCTTCAAAAATTGGTGCAACGGAGTTGACACGAACATGCTTATCGTTTCCTTTACTTGGTGTAAAATTTAAGACTGGGACTCCTATCTGACGAAGTTCATGAGTTAAGGGGGTGCCACTAGCTTTTTGTTCAATAATAACAGTTTCTGGCTCCCAATATTTATACTGCTCTAATGCAATTTTTTTAAGTTCTGGGAAATCCCACCTCCCTTTTTCTACATCTACTAAAATTAGGTGTGGGCCCTTGTTCCGTGGATAGAAGACACCCCACGTGGAGATCGCAGAAAAGTCAGCTGATTCTTTTCTACTAAATGCTGTATCATAGCTCTGTATAACATGAACGAGATCTGGGATATCTTCTTCTTCCCACTTTTGCCACCATTCACGTTTAATGATACTACCCTCTTCTGATGTTGGATTCTGTTGCCATTGGGCCTGCCACTTGGCTTCAGATAAAGATGCTTTAACACTTTCTAATTCTTCTAGTTTCCAATAGTTTGGCCACACAGGTTTATCACTTGGTAGTATTGCAGGAAATTCCACAACTTCCCATTGATCTGCTTTAGGTTCTGATTGTGCTTTTAGCAATTGACCTGTTAAATCTTTCGTTGACCATCTTGTCATAACGATGACAATGGAACCACCAGGTTGTAAACGTTGACGAGGACCAGAAGTATACCATTCGTATGCTGAATCAAGAGCCGTGTCACTTAATGCATCTTGCTCGGAATGTGGATCATCTATAATTAATAAATCTGCACCACGCCCGGTTATCGCACCACCGATCCCTGCTGCATAATACTCTCCGCCTTTGTTTGTTTCCCATCTTCCTGCAGCTTTGGAATCCGCTGCTATTTTACATTCATCAAAGACTTGTGCAAATTCATTAGTGTCCACAAGATTTTTCATCTTACGACCAAACCTTACTGCTAATTCACCTGTGTGTGTAGTTTGTATGACTTTTAATTTTGGATTTTTACCTACCATCCAAGCAGGAAACAAGTATGAAGCAAATTCTGATTTAGTGTGTCGGGGTGGCATATTAACGATCAATCTTTTTATTTTTCCATTGGCAATATCTTCAAATTTCTTTGCTATTTTTCTGTGATGATCTCCCTCAATAAATTCTGGCCAAACATGTTTGACAAAGGGTATAAATCTTTTTTCTGCCAAATTTAACTTTCTTAAATGTTCCTTTATTAAATCTTCTTGAAGCTGAACTTCCGTTTTGTTTATCATAGTGTTCTATGTATCAAACTGGGGGCGCAGTGTAAATTATTTTGCGTGGCTGCTTTTAGGGGGGTGGGGGTTATTTAAAAAGGGATTTTGTTTTTTGATTTGGTTTTAAGTACCTAGGGCCACGGATCATGGCCCTAGAATAAAGATGCTTTATTTTTTATCGATTAGAAAACTCTCTAATGCTGTAACTCTTTGATCAAGTCTATTGATAGCATCAACTAATTGATTATTTTGTTTTGTTAATGTTAAACAAACAGTTAAAATATATTTGTTTATTTCTTCTTGAGTTTTTGTTTCTTGGTTCATGGTTCTTTATCCTTTCTATTAATATGGGATTAATCTTATATTATCATAAATGAAAAAGCAAATATAAGAATAATAAATATTAAAATATATATTGTTTCTTTTTGTCTTTTATTCATTTAAATTTTTCCTTTCTTATGGTCATTTATTAAATTTGCTATATTTTTAAATTCTTCTGCGTTTTTTCTAGCTTCACTCTTTCTTATAAAATCTAAAAGTATTGAAACTTTTTTTATTTCTTCTTTATCCCAAAATTTAAAATATTCATGATCTTGATCGTTAATATCTTGAATTAAAATACTTAAATCTTTTTGTATGGGTTCACTTATTCCATAAGCACTAATGCAATAATCTAAAACATTTTTAGGATTTTCATCAAAATTGTCTAAATGTTTTTTAATTATTGTTTCAGTGATAAACTCTTCTTTTTCACTAATCATTTTTATTTATCCTTTCTAAAATAATTCTAGTTGTTTTGGGTTTGGTTCTTGGTTCGTGGTCATCGGTTCACGGTCAAGAAAATTAAAAGTTTTATTTTTCTTATCGAATAAAGCACGTTTAATTATTGTTTTATCAACGTAAAATCTAAATTCAAATAAGTCCTTTTCTATTTCTCTTTTTGTTGTTGTGTGGTTTACAAAGTGATTTGAATATTTAGCACTTGAACCAACGTTAACGTTAACGTTGCAAGTATCTTTAGCACCCCAGCTTTTCGAACTGCCATAAATACACGCTTCAACATTGTTCCATATTGGGTATGAATAAGCCATAATTTATCCTTTCTAATTAATAGCCCATTTTATCCCATATTATAGAATTAATCAAATAATTTAAGTAATTCTTGGTGCTTGTTTCGAGGTTCAAGAACCATGAAACACGGACATTTGAAGCCATTTTTGGCTAATTTTAGCGCTTTTTCATTGTCATATACTTTTATAAGCCCGTCTTTGACCCTTTTAACTATAATGAAAGTTCGAATACCTAATGAATACCTTTTATAATGCCAAGCAATTTGAAAATTAGATAAGTGAACTTTATTTAGTTTTATACATTTTAATTCAATCCAAATTTCTTTTTTATTATAAACGGCTGTAAGGTCAGGTGTACCTTGTCCAATCCTATTTTCTATTCTTTCAAAATAAACATTGGACAAGTTTTTTTTAATTTCTTGATAAAATTTAGCTTCCAATTTTTGCTTTTATTCTTTCTCCAATTGTTGCAAGTTTTTTAATTCTATTAATTTCAACATTTTTTTGCTTTTTTGTCAATTTACCATCTAGTAAATCATTAACAAAATTTAAAGTTCTTAAATCCATTTTATCAATGGCTTCTTTATTAATTGCATTTTCAAAAGCATTTTTAACTTTAATCATTTTTTATCCTTTCTTATTTACCATATCTAACCATATTTCATGATCTTCTAATAGTTTTCTATCTTCTTGATCTAGCATAATTGCTAGATCAATTTTATCTTGTAATACTTGTTTAGCTTCTTCTAAATCTTGATCGCTAGGTTGATTATCTAAAAAAGACCTTAACAATTTGTGATTAGAAAAATTTTCTATCCAAGTTTTTAACTCTTCAATTGACAAAGATTTAAACCAATTTTTCATTTTTTTCTCCTTGTTTTTTTATTTGATTTTTAATTTTTCTAATTGCTTCAGAATGTTGATGCTGTGGGTAATAGTCTAAAAAAATATTTTCTAGTTCAAAATAATTTTGTTCATCAATTAAATTATTTTTTATTAAGTAATCCATCAAAGCACAAAATACTTGTTTATTAGTATTAGTCATTTTATCCTTTCTTTTCATGTGAAAAGACTATCCCATAAATATGAGATAGTCAATATAATTATGTAATTATTTTTGAGTTAGTTGTAATGCTTCTTCACGCTTAAAACCAATTCCTAAAGTACCTTTCATTATAGCATCTAATCGGTTTAACATATCTTTAGAACTTCCCTCTTCAAATAAAACGTCATTCATGCAATCCCTAATATGATCTAACTTATTTAACTCTTTAAATTCTTTCATAGTTTTGCATTTTTGCTCAGTCATTTCATTTACGATTGATCTTAAACATTCTTCAATTTTTGAATTGTCAAAAGTTTCTCTTCTATCGGGTAAATGATAACTTTCACAACCTTGTTTTTTAAAAATTTCAACAAGTTTTTGTGTTTTTTCAATCCTTTCTTCATTTAACTTATCTCTTGCTTTTTCATAATCTTCTGAGAGCTTGATTACTTGTTTATCAATGCTTTCAAAGTATGATTTGTAAGAGTCAATTTTTAAAACTGACCTTATTTTTTTGGCAACAACCTCAGATACCTCATCTTTCTTAGATTGTAATTCCATTGATTTAATTTTCTTAATTGGATCAATTAAAGAATATATTTTGTTTCTGTAATGATCTATTTGATATTGTTTTAATTGCATAATTTTATCCTTTCTTAATATTATTTTTAATTAAATAATATAATATCCCATAAACATACTATTAATACAATGTCAAGCTATTTATTTTAATATTTTTTGTTGGAAAAAGTAAAAATATGCCCATATTATATATCAAAGGGTGTTAATTTTTAGGAAAATATCACCATTATATAAATAAGAGAAAGAAGAAAAAAATGACTTTTGAAGAAAAAAGACAAATTATTGAAGAATTACTTAAAATTCAAAAAGGTAAACACCTTATTGATATAAGACAAGATGAAATTGAATTATTGGCAACATTAAAAGCTAGTAGTCAAGAAAACATCAAAAGAATTATTAGAGAGTGTCGAGATACGCAAGACCCTTATTTAATAGTTTTGGCTAATCACATAGAGCGATTTTATATTGCTCAAATGGTTGAAGAATTAGACAAAGAACAATTTGAGAAAGAATTAGATGAAAAAGAAAGCATTGAAAGATCTAGCACTAGACATTAGAGCTAATAAAGTTTTTACATCATGGCAAGTACCTCAAAAACAATACTTGCCATTGATTTTTATGCCTATCGCTCTTGGTGGTTTTAAAAAAAGTTGGGTATTTTTTTATTCCTATTTTGACAATCAAGTAAACCACCCAAGATCAGTAAGTGGTTATCCAATTTTTTCTACAGTTGGTGGTCTTAATAAAAAAGATATGTTGGAACTACATAAAATTTTATGTCATCTTGAAGAAAAAGAGAATGAGGCAATCAATGAATATTAAATATTATGTGTGGTGTCAAAGTCCGTGAGTTCTTGTGCCAAATCTTCCATCTCCCAATCATTGATATTTTTATCTTTTATTTTTTCATAAAAATTTTTAACAGTTTTCATTATTTCTGTATTTTTATTATGGTCAATTTTATTTCTTAAATGCCATTTACCAAGACAAGACAAGTGATTTCTTAATTTAACAGTAAAATACACATAAGGGTCTTTTGATACCCTAATCTCTCTTTTGCCTCTAGAACCATAATAGGAACTTGTATAAAAATTATCTTTAATATAAGGTTGTTTAAATTTTTTCATATATTTACTCCTACAGGGTAGTCGAAAAGGATTTAACGACTACCCTTTTTCTTGTTAATGTCTATCCAATTGGGTTCGTGAACTTTAGGACACGTTATCATTAACAGTTAAAACTAGAAAGTGTACATAAAACCTGCTCATTGGTCTTTCTAGTTAAGGTTAGCATATTTTATACTCACGATGTTAATTCATCGAGACAGGTATATTTTTATAGCCGTTAGCCTGTAACGTCATTTAAGACTTTTCATTGTCGGCAACTAACCTTAAACATCATATAATCATTATAAAAAATAATACAAGTATATTCTTGCATTTAATCCCATTTAATATTATATAACTATTGTGATACTGTGAAAGTGTATAAAACCGACACCGACTAGCGTTCCGATAAGTGCTTTAAAAAGGGAGGTCAGTATCACAAAAGAAAGAAGAGGTAATAATGAAAGTAAAAGAATTTGTTAAATTGTTACAACAAGAAAACCAAGAACTAGAAATTGTTTTTTGGAATGAAATAATGGACGACAATCATTGGGGCTGTATTTTAAGCACTGATGACGTTAACAAAAAAGAGTTGTGTATCTGTCCAACAATTGAAGAGGGAAAATGGTAATATGATGAGTAATGAAAAAGAGAATATGCTTATGACAGCTAAACAATTTTTACAAGTATTGAGTGGTATTTGTAAAACAAATAGAAAAATTGAAGATTGGTCTGATAAATCACCAGAAGATGAATTTGGTATTCTTGCTGATATGATAGACAATTTTTTAGAATATGATCATAATGAAAGTGAGGTCAAAAATGATTAAAAAGATATTGAGATTTTTTAAAAAACCAAAACCAACTTTAATTTGGTTACAAATAGAACAAAGACAGTATTATGGTGTTATTGGTTGGTTAGCTAATGACAGGAAAACATTTGTTAAAGGTAAAGATAATTTTCACAGATTAGGTATGAAAGGATAAATTATGAAATTAGATATCTATGATATAATATACCAAGATAATGATGGTAACTTTTACACTTTCAAAGGTGACTGTAGTCATTTTCCTAGTGTATTTATTGATGATGAGGACATTGAAAAAATTAAAGATTTGAAAAAATATTTAAATGAGGAATAAAAATGAGTAAACAAAATTATGTAGCTTGGGCGTATAATACACCCACATTTGAAACTGCTGAATTATTTATGGAAGAAATTAATGATATGTTGAAAAAACATAATCTTAAATTGGATTACTATTTTGATGATGATCAAGAAGAGTGGGATTACAAAATAGTGATGGAAATAGAGGAGGAGAAAAATGAATAATAATGATGACGCTAACAAAATAAAAAAATTGTTAGGTTTGAATGGAGATGAATCAGATAAGTTCGGCTATTATAATGTAACAGATGTACTTATAGCTTTAATGCATTTTTGCGATAGGGCAGATAGCATGGAAGAAGATGTAGCTGAAGTAAATTGGGATTTTGATTCACACTTAATGTCCGCTCGTGAGGGTTATGAACAAAATAAAAAAGATGAGGGAGAAAGTTATGCATATAGATAAATATGTTGTGAACAACATTGGTACGAGGTGGACTAATGGTAAAAGTAAAAAAGGTCAATTATTAGCTTGTCTTAATGGTGAAGATATAAGTTTTAAAAATTTACTGCCTTTATTAGAACAATGGAATGAATCCGTTAATGGTGAATGGGCTGACAGGAAAGTTGAATTGACAATAAATGTGAAGGAGTTGGACAGATGATAGAAAAAGAAATTTTTTATAAAGATTTAGAAATTAAAATTTTGAAATCAATTGATAAAATTAATAAAGAAATTTTTCAAATTCAAGAACATATTATTGATTATGAACAATTTAATGAAAAGAAAATAAATGAATTTGAACCCTTTGTTAAAAATTATCCTTTTCAAATATCTTTTGATGAATTTAATGCATCAAATTATTGGGGTAGTCATGGTGATGATGAATATTTAAATAAAATACCAGAAGAAAGGAATTAAATGTTTATAATTTTTTTAGGTAATTGGTTAACTTTAATTTTACTTATTCTAATTTATTGTTTGTATCGATGATTTCATATTCGGCATTAACAATATTATTGTCCCGTATCTCTTTTAACTTTGATTCAAGTTCTTTCCTGGTCATGTTGTCAAGAGATGCGGTGACTACCTCTTTTCTATCAACATAAAAACCCGCTAATTGACCTCTTCTATATTCAGCAACAACAGCAGGACCAATCTGTCCATTTTCTACAGCTTTTTCTCTTAACCTAGCCAATTCTCTTGAGTGTCTTACAACATCTACTTTTGTGGCTTCTGCATATTCCCTCTGTAAATTTTCAATTGCTTCAACTACTTTGGGGTAATATTTAGGGTTACGAAGATTACAAGCTGCTGCGGTTGCACTTTTTTCTGAATATCCGGCTTGTTTTGCACATTCAGTAGGCGTTAATCTACCATTTTCTGCACAAAAGATCTCAACAAATGCTTTTTGTTTAGGACTTAAACCATCTCTTATTTTTGGCATAATATCCTAATTATATGTATTTTTTTTAAAAGGTATAGTTATATTTTACCCTACTATCTTTATAAATTCTAAGTAGGGCTTAAAATATCCCAATAGTGTAACAGATAGAAATATTTGCTGTTACAAATATGTTACATAAAAACGTAGTAAATTCAGTAAGTTAAAGTAATGTAACGTTGTAACGGCTGTAACAGGGGGGTAAAAGAGTTTTTAAAATCAGTATGGGCTAAAAATATCTATACTTATTAAAAAAGGGGGCACTAGTATTAAACTAGTGTGAACCTCCCCCTTTTGCACACATTAATGGTTTAACGGGTTATGTTAAACGATCTTGAGATTCGAGGTCCCGAACCATCTGCGTGATTAAACATGACCTGTGTGGAGCCACCAGAATATACCTCTATCCCAACTCTAAAAAGGTATTTCACCTTTAAACTTTAAAACTGGTTTACTTTGGATAAATTTTGTAGTTTTTAAATCCTTCATCTCCTTGTACGTCAAGTGGCGGACCGTAGTAGAAGGAAGGACTACCTGCGCCGTCGTCCCAAGACTGGTGATAGTATTCATTTTTCTTAATTTTGCCTTTGCCGTAACAAACTTTGCATTTTTGATCTGCTTCTTCACATTCAAACTTGAGCTTAACATTACCTTCTCCTTTACAATTAGCGCAAATCATCTGCTTGATCGATGATAATGCAACCATGGTTCGTGATGCGTAAAAAATAATTCGTGCCATAACGCTTCTTTATAATATCTTCAAGACGATGGTATTTATGTCTATCCAACAATTCTTCCCTGGTCCGTGGATCACGCATCACTTTACTTCTTACGTCATCAAATTCATCAGTTAAACGTAACTTTAAAGATCTATTTTTTTCCATTTTTTTTACCTAATAATTCGTTTAATTTATCAGTTTTTTTCTTTGCTATTTGCTCTGCACTTGAAACTTCTAAATTTAAAACTTCTGCATTTACATCAATTTCATTAGTTTCAACTAATTCTCCCGAAACTGTATGAGCATGAGCTTCATTATATAAATACAATGAATCACTAAGCGCTCTTTGTATTACACGTAATAAACGACTTGTGGTTATGCCGTCCGGAGTTTCTAATCTAATTTTAACATCAAAAACTTGCTCTGTTCGAGTATCATCATTCTCAAATAATTCATATTCATCATCGTACCATTCTCTACCGTGATGACTATTTTTTTCTTTCTTCATAATCTCCCCTAATTTCTTAATTTTAAATTGTAACATCGAATACAACGCCACACTTCATAATTCATTTTATCTTGCATCATGTTATCACAAAGATATTTTTTAGAACAGTCTTTACAAACCTCATGTGTGTATAATCTGCCATATTTTGCCTTGTATTTAAATCTTGGTAAAATTGATTCCTTTCTCATCTTTCTCCTTAATGGTAGCTATATAAAAAATTTTGGGTCGTACATTTTAAGTAATCTATCAAGAGCCTTACTTCCTTCATGTACTATTCGCCTCCATTCTTCATATGTGTAAGACGTATTATGTCTCGGATCAAAAAATTTTACCGATACCGTATCGCATTTAGGACATTGGTAGACCTTACGAATTGGGCTATCGGGTAATTTCATTTAATCCGCCACGCCATTACTCTCTTTCTTACTTTCTTGTTCCTTTAAGTGTTCCTTATCAACTAACATACGTATAAAATTATTAATCGTCATATAACCTTTTTTGGCCATAGGCTTAATTTTATCATAAGTATCTTTGTGTATTGCAACACTTTTGTACTTTTCTATATTCATATGGGTAATATATGGGATTTTATATAAATAGTCAAATATCTTTTTTAATATCCTCGATACATTGTACCTTAAAAGTAAAATATTTATTCATTTCAAACTTCATAAACTTCTTGCCCATT